GCAACTGGCGGGTCAATTAGCGTTGGAGTGTTCGTAGAAGCATTCCATGTCCCCTTATAATTGACCGTGCCGCTAACAATCAGCGGGGGAGAATAGTTGATAATTTGGTCAAAAATGCCGGACATGGTTAAATGTAGTTGAGTTCGCTAATCGTAAACACGCCCGTTCCGCTTACAGAAATTACCTTGGCGTTTTTTGCCCAGCCCGCGCTCCAAATACCGCTATTACCATCTTTGAAGATGTGTCCAGCCAGAGCTGTTGGGGTTGAGCCATCAATGGTAAGGCGAATGTCTGCGCCTTCTAGCGTCCAATAGACATGGCTCGTATTAACATTAAGAGCTGCAACAATGAAGTTGGTAGCTGTTCCTCCAACCGAAAGCGTTCGCATGGATGTTCCGCTAACCGGAAGCACCTGCATTGGACCGTTAACTATGCGTGAGTTTGACATGGTTAGACAGTAAATGGGGTTGCGTGAACCGAAGCATCCGTAGAAGCAGCGCGGATAAACTTAGCCGCAAGAGCCGTGCTCTTGTTCCAGAAAAACGGAGGCGTCAGTTTCTTAAACAAATGACCATTCGTAGCGGTAGGTGTGCTACCATCAAAAGTCACCATAACATCGTCACCCTGAATATCAATTAGGATGTATTTCGTCTTGGACGAAGACCAGACATTCGTAAGAGCAACTGCCGCTGTGCTTACAGCAAGGCGTTCGTCGGCCTCCCCGGTTGGAGACGGATAGAGATTAACAACAAGGGAGTTATTCATTAGCGTGATTGTGTTGAAACGTAGGTAGAAATGCGGCGAAACAAGAAGTTGTTATTGCGCTGATTCTGGGCCTTGCTCAACTCTAGCATAAGGTAGCTCATGGCAATTTGTTCTTCGGCAATAGCCTTGTCAACCTGACCGTCCATACGAAGGAAATCGGCATAGGTAGCGTGGGCTGCATAGTGGAAAAACTCTAGTGGAATATCAACCGCAGCGGTGGTGTATGGACCGGGCCATTCCTTCTTGTAGCCAACCCAAAACCCAAGGTTGCCTGTCGCGTTGTTAATGACTGTCGCGCCATTGCTATCAACAAAGAAGTCGTATTCATAGGATGGGTTTGTGCCAAATGGATTGGCGTTCCAGATACGGTTGTAGTCCGAAATGTCGTCAATGGCAACAGGGGACACGGTGGCGGTGCCGCTATACGTCTCAACCCCTGTTCCGGATGCAAGGCTGTAAGTAAATGTGTCGTTACTTAGGTTGGTTGTTTCAATGCTTACAACTGTTTGAGTTCCATTGGGGCTAACCGTTCCAGTGAGCCCTGACACAACAACAGTCATTCCAGCAACAAAGCTGATAGAGGCCGTGCAAACGATTGTAACCGTTGTCCCGTTACGCGAAGCAGACGACGATGTTCTAATTCCAGCAACATGATCGTATTCACGGGCAATTAGATTATTTGTAGCTGGCCTCACCTGTGCGCCCACGATGTAACGCGGCCACGTTGGGCTGAAGTCATACGCCTCATACAAGCGACGATTGGCCATTGCCAACACTTTCGATTGTTCAAGCACAGTGAACGCATCCACGCCCGAAAGAGCTTGGACAAGTGCTAGCAACTCGGAATATGACTTGTTTTTCATTAAACTCTATTGGGGGAAAGTTCAGGCATCTTCTTGTTGAAGAATCGCATGAAATCTTTGCTGTGAACCGTCTCGTATCCGTATTTCTTTACAAGCCGGAAATACTCACGTCCCGGCATAACACCTATGCACTTCCCTAGGCCGGGAACGCTCTTGTGGTTTTTCATCACAGAGGCTTGTGCGCGAGCTACGTTGGTGCGCTCAAACTCCGTTGCCTTTTCTTCCGCAAGACTCTCTTTCACGATGTTGATAAGCTCGTTATCAATTTCTTCTTTGGAATAGGTTTTTGGTTTATTGATGATATTCATGCAAAACGAAATTGGCCACCCCAGTTAAGAGGTGGCCAAGTTTAACACAACTAAAAAGTTGGCTTAGGCGAGACTAACCAAGCGGAACTTAAACTTCACTTGACCAGCGGTGAGCTCGTTGAGCGAGTAATCCGTACCAGTCGAGACGTTGGGCGTGAACTTCAGATCAATGGTGTCGGCTGCGGTATAAACCTTGCCGTTTTCATTGTCGATGTAAGCACCCGTGTCAGCAACAAAAGTGATTTCTGTCTGGTCAACGTGCAGAGCCGCAGTTGTCAGAAAGCCATCATCGTCCGTGCCGTCGCCAACAATGACGTTCAGCTCATCGCCGCCGCCGCTGTCGTCGAACGCAGTCATCAGGTAGGCCGAGACATCCGTAACCATCGTCCCAGCAGGGATGACGTATGTGAATGTCTTGGTCGCGTTGTCAGCCAAAACGCCAGCATTAGCAACCGAGAAGGCGGAGAAGTCGATAACAAGCTCGTCGGTCATCCCGAACGCGCTTTCATTTACCGTGAGTTTAGGCATATTATTATTCCTTTCGTTGGATTATGTGAGGGCAGTGATCTTGCCGTGAGCACCGGGGTGTTTCACGATGAGAGTCAAGGCGCAATCAACGTAGCCGCGTTCGCCACCACCAAGGTTGGGGAGACGGGTCGAGCCAGTTGGGATGAGCTCAGCAATGCCGTAATACTCGGGGTTAACCAAGTAGCCGGTGTCTTTGTTGGTCGTATCCGGAGCGCAGTCAGGATTCATGTTGACGATGGACACGATGCCGTGGTCGGACTCGTAGAGTTCAACCGACAGCTTAATAGACGCCTCGCCGCCATCATAGCTAACTTTGCGAACCGAGTAGTCCGAGCTACCCGAAGTGCGAGCAAAGTCGCTGATAACGCGACGGAGCGATGTGTCAGCAACAAGCGTCAAACCATTGCTCATGCCGGTAACGCGGAAGATGCTGGTGATGAGGTTATTGAAAACGGTTTCCGTGAAGGTCGTGCCGGAGCCCTGAATCGAACCCGCTGGGGTGCGATAGGCTGCTGGAACGTCTGCTGGACCTGCGCTATCAATCCAGTCGCCAAGACCACGAAGGCCGTATGGCGTGCCCGCGCCGTCCTCAATCGAACGGTCGTTGTTGGAGCAGAGGGTAGCCTCGATGTCGCGCTTGATTTCGCGCACCGATTTTGCCTCAGCTTGGGCAATCTTTGCTGGACCAACGCTGTCAACAGCGTTTTGCAAGTCGCTAACCATGTAGTCGCGGCGGAACTTTTGGATATAGTTACCGAGGCGAGCGCGGTTGGAGAATTTGTCCGTGAATGATGTAACGTCTGCACCTTCTGCAACGCCCGTTGTGGTGGGGGCAGCAAGGCTATCGACAGTCCACTCAACGTAGGTAGCGGTAGCTTTGGATTTAGAGGCGGACGAAAGAACTGGTGTCTCCTCGGGGGCGAGGATCGTCAGAACGTCTGTGAGGTCTTCGCGGTTAGAAACAGCGGAGCCGGGATTAGTTGTATCGTAGGTATTAGAAAAGGCCATATTATTAAAAGTTTACTTGCGTTTAGTTTTTTGAAGGGTGCGGAAGGCAATATAGTCGCCTATGCTTCCTGAGTCCATAAGGCGCGTTCGAGCGTCTTTCACGGCCTTTTCGCCCTTCACCACTGGCCGCTCATTAGGTGCGGCATATAGATCGGGACTACCGGGCGGATTGACCTTGTGACCGGGCTTATCAAGACTGATGAGTTTGCGGCCATACAACGAGTTAGCGGCGTGCGCCAACAGGTATGGGAGTTGAGGAGCAATTTCCGGCATCACATCCTCAATATTTTTGAGGCGTGGGTCGGACATCATTGCTTGGTATTGGCGACGAACATCGTTGTCCTCTTGCGAAGACAGCCAATCCAACTCTTTTGTAGCTTGGTTTTGAAAGGCGGAACGTAGCGACTTGCGCTGTTCCTTGGCGTTCAACTCTTTTTGCTGGGCGGGAAGATATTTGTCCCGTGCTTTTCTGGCACGACGCAAATGATCTTTTACCTCAGCTTTGGTAAGGTCTTTGCCATCCACACTGGCGGCAATATCCTCATATCCAAGAGTCTCAGCTTTATCAAGAACATCCTCAGCCCACTCAATAACTTCGTTAACTTGCTCAGATTGTTTACTGAGTTCGTCCGCAGTTTTGATGTGTTCGTAGGGGTTGTTCTCAACCTTTGGCTCAAGGGCGGTTTTATTGCTCTGCTGTTGGAGATAGGACTCCATTTGCGCCATGCGTTCCTCAGCCATTTTTCGTTTGGCCGTAAGTTCCGCAATGCGTTTAAGCAGACCAGATTTACCCTTTTGAGCAAGCTCGGCAATGTCATCATCTGACAATTCCGTTAGGTCAAGTTGTGAAAGAACATCCTTGCCTTTGGTGTTGGTTGAATCCTGAGCTTCGCCACCTTCCTGTGGGTCTGGCGATTCAGTATCTCCCTCTTCCGCTGGCGCGGCCTTAATAGTGGGCTCTTCGTCAATCTCTTGCTTCTGTGTTACAGGAGCCGGAGGCTTGGCTTTAAGCTCACCCAAACGACGAACAGCATATTCGTTCATCGTGATGTTAGACTTATCATTACTCACTGTTGATTTATCGTCCCCAGCGGCGGACGGTGCGACATTAGACATATTATTGTTTTCCGCTGACTTTACGCCACAGCGATTGCGTGGGGCCATCATAGCAAAGATTTTGTTTGCTATTTTGCGACTAGGCATGGAGAAACATTAAACGCCCTTGTAGCTCAGTGGTAGAGCACCAGTTTTGTAAACTGGCTGTCGTAGGTTCAATCCCTATCGGGGGCTCCACTATCTCCCCATCCGTCGCAGCTGGATGGTGTTGAAGCCACCAGCTACGAGGATTTCGTCGCATTGGAGAATACGTCCGCTAATCTGCTGAATCCTATCAGCACTTACGTCATGAAGCTGTTGAATGAGGGCTTCGCGTGTGCTGTGAATTTCTTCAAGGAAATCAACAAAGGTTTCGTTGTGCGAAAGCTGTTCTAGTTTTTTAATGTCCATGAATTAGTATTGTTGTGGGCCGGGGGCCATACCCGAAGGAGCTTGCTGCATACCCTGTGTTTGCATTCCGCCCATTTCGGCGGGAGCTGTGCCAATGCGACCAATCTCAGCGTTCTGAGTTTGCTGCATTTGGAACTGGTATTGCTGGGCATACTTCTGGAAGCGTGCCGCAAATGCCTTATCCTGCTGCAAACGCTGCATAACGTCAGGCTGCTGGCTGTATTGCTGAAGAACCTGCATAGCGATTTGAGCACCATTAGGCCGTGCGCCCACCTCAATGCCAGCGTAAATCTTAGACAAGTCATCTGTGACCTGTTTGACCACTTGCTCTTGGGCTTGCTCGCGTGGACGCAGGATAGCGTCCGCAATGACTGGATTGATGGCTGAGCCGCTAATTTCAAGCAAGGCATCAACGTCAATGCGGCCATTTCTATCAAGCTGCATCAATTGAACAAACTGACCAAGTTGTGTTTCCACGTTGTCTGGGTCGTTGTGCAGAACGTCGTAGTTGATGATTATGTCAAAGTTTTCGTTAGGGTCGCCCTTGCTAAACTTTTGAGGGTCGGAAACGCCTGTTACGCGGAAGAACACTTGATCTGGGCCAAAACGTTGATAGCACTTGTATGACAAGCGCAGAACGTCCCTAACGTGAGTCAGGAACTTATCCACGAAATACTGCTGCTGAATTGTGGACAAGGGATTGCCAACATCCAAACCAATTAGCTTGTCGGCTTGCGTAAGCAGAGTGTTTTCCATCTCCACCGAGCCGGGATTGTATTGTGGCGTTGGGCCGTAACGAATCTCCCCTTGGCGACGATAGGGAAGGAGGCCACCGGGACGAATATCGCTAGGCGGGAAGCCCATTGGATGTTCAATCCACGGAAGGGTAGCAAGCGAGTTGCGGTCTGTGCGGCTATCGCGCTCCACCTTTGTTTGCCACTGGATTCCCTTGAGCAAATCAGCAAAACTTTGAAGATCGTAGAGACGTTTGTTGTCCTCGCTAATCTTTGTTACGACAAATGGGTAGTCTTCGTAGCCGTTTAAAAGCTCATGCTTTGCATAATCTTCTACGTTTTGCTTACCAATTACGTTTCTATGGAAAACGGTGCAATAGATACCCTCCGCGTTGTCCTCATCGACTAAGCGTTGGTAGCAATAAATCACTTCAAACAACTCACTGGCGTCATACGTCGTGGATTTGTAGGTGAAATTGGTGTTGTTGTTATTGTTGTTGATTGGGTCGCCTTCTTCGCCGCAATTCTCAATGACATAATCAACCCAACTCTCATCCCAACCCTCTGTTGCAATTTTGTTCTTGAGCTGCTGGGCGCTCATCAACACACGCCAGAAGCAATAGGGAACTTTCTGTGGGTCGGTGGTGTAAGACGGAAACAAAACATCTCCGTCGGGAGCAATGGCCTGAACCATTGGGCAATCTACGCTGCGCCGAATGATGGGGAACTCAGCATTACCAGTCTTTCGTAAATCATTCAAAGCACGCTTGGCTTTCTTGTCAGTCATTCCGTTGAATTGACCTTTCAAAAGCTCAACCAGTTGGTCGTCGGACTTTTTCTCCAAGATGGCTTTAACCAAATCGGGACTAACCTGTTGGAGCTGATCTAGTGTTAGCTTCTGCTTGAAGATGCGATCTTCCTTCTGCCAGCCCACATAGGTAATCATGATGCCACGCTCAAGGAGGTAGTTGGCCCCAAGTTCCATCTGCCGTTTGAACTGAGGAATATAATTAGCCACCATCCACTTTAAGAAAGCACTAGTAACGCGGGCGCGGCCAATGTCGCCAGACTCAACCGGATAGGCGCGAATGTTGGCGCGGTTAAGCGAAGACATGAACATCGCCACATAGCGATTGATGCGCTCGTTAATGACATGGGCCTCCTGATCGGATGCACCCTTCCACGGGAAGGCATCGCTTCCACCCTTGCGTAAGTCCTCGGACTTCCCTGCCCACAAGTTGCGCCGATTATCATAGGCGTCAGCACACTGGTCAAAATAGAAATTGAGGTCAGTGGTAGTGCGTTCATACGCATTACGGATAGCCATAACATTTGGCTTATCCTGAACGTAAATAAGTGCTTCTTGATTATCGTTTTCCATTTAGGTTTTGTCCAATAGCGCGAATGATGCGGTAGGCTGCACCCTTATCAATTGCTACCTTGTCCGCTAGGACAGCAGCTTCAATTGGTTGGTATTCAGCGTGAAGTGTTCGTTGCAAAATTTCAAAACCCAACAGACGATCAATCTGTTCGTCCTGCCACTTACGGTCCAATGTAATATCAATCTCCAAGCATTTCATGGCGATAGGTAGTTCCACCGGATGAGTCTGTAATTGCGTCAACATTTATTCGTTTGCCCAACAGCTTACCACGGAGTTTGCGAGGGATTGCAACAGGCACCTTGCCTTCATGTCCCTCCAGCTTTGCGTAAACCCATCGTGGGTTGCGTGCTTCCATCAACACTGTTGCCCTAATTCTGTTTGGAACAGCAAGCGGAGCCTCAAGCGATAGCTCAATTAACTCTACAGCTTCTTCGGTGAGGTAGGTGTTCTTTCCATAGCCGGAGTAGTGCAGCCCCTCCTTTAGCTTTGCCGCTTTAATTTTAAGCAGCTCGTTAACTGTCTTGCCCAGCCTGTCGGCCAGCGTGATGATTTTTACTTTAGCCATTAGTATCCGCTCCTTCGTTTTGGTTGTTGTATTGTCTTATCCATCCAGCGTATGCCGTCAATGCACGCATAGCGGATAACGTCTATCGGGTCTTTCCATGCTTCATCCGTTCCGCCGTCTCCCGTGTATTCCTGAAGGGCAGTGATGATGTTCTGGCAATTCTCTGAGACATAGAATCGTGGGCGGTTGAGGCTATCCATCTTCGCTTTACGATTGTAGGCCATCTTGCTTTGGATGGCTTGGATGCCGTCTTCAATGTCCAAACCGGGAGCAGGATTAAATGTCAGCCCGTTGTCAGCCAAGTCTTCGATGATCGAACTCGCCCCGTTCTGCGATTGATACTTGGCTGCGCCAAGGCGCGGGTCAATGAGCCTGTCCAGTATTTCCTCCTTGTCATCCGACTCCGACCGGATGATTAGGTCAACGTAGTTCTTAATGCCGTAGCCAAGCCCCTTGCTTCCGTCTCCACCTATCCATCGTCCTCCATGCCACTTGGCCCAGTCTCCCACATTAACATCCGGCCACTCACGATAGACGTAGTAGGTTTCGCTTTCATCTACGGCTATCCAGCACATGAACCAGTTCTTGCGCCCAGCCGGGTCTAAGATCATGTAGCGTGTTACGTTATCACGCGGTATCTTGTCATGTGGTATGACATTAACCTCCCTAGAGAACATAGGGAACCTAGTGGACGCACTCTTGGTCGGAACCCCGTAGGCTCGCGTTAGAATTTCCTCTTCACCACGGCCCTGTAAGTCCTGAGCAATACGATCATAACCGCCAAACGGATTGTCTTTTGAATGGAAATAAATGATTGCGCTGTTTCCATTCGCAGCGTGCTGAATAAACGGAACTGGTCTATCATTGAGGAGTTCCGCCGTTTTGGTTTCAACAGTTCTTGCTTTCTCAAGGTAGTCTCTAACCACCTCCGTGTAACCGTCAATCGGAGTGAACGTAACAATGACCTTGGCGTTACGGGTAGCCAATCGAAAACGCAGAGTGCGTAGTAGCTCAGGGCCAATAAGGTATTCATCACACCAAGCCCCAATATTGAGCCATACCGGTTCACGACTGCCCAACTCCGCACCTTCCAGAATAGTATCGTTGTTAAGAAATTGAGCATAGGTTTTGAAGATGATGTGGCTCCTAGTCCCCGGCAGGATTAGACTACTCTTGGAGAACCCGTTCTTCCGTGTGTAGCTAATGTTCTCCTCCGCACTAAGGGTTTTCTTTCTAAGCTCTTCAGGGAGAGCATCGTATATGGCGCATTGTTGCTGGCGAATAGACACGTCTGCGTTCTGCGCGAAGCACATAATGACACTACCGGGATTGTCCATTGCAGCCTTCACCACCGCTGTTGCTGCCCACGTTGTCTTAGACGATCTATTGCCGCCGCTCACAAGTATCTCATTGAAAGACTCTAACAACTCCTCTGCCTTCTTCCAGTGGGGAAGTTTAAATCCATACCTGTAAGGGTCTCGGATGCTGTTCTCTATCGCCTGATGGTAGATGTCGTAGAGACTAGCTAGAACTTCCGGCTGCATTTGCGCCATCTCCTCATTGGTTGGTGGCGCGAGAATGGCGTGTTTCCTCCAAATCATATCTCAACAGCCTCCTTCTGAAGCGCGGCCCTAGCATCAGCTATAGCCTTCATAGCATCCTCCAAGCTAGGCTTCCCGGCCTTATGCTCTACCACCACCTTGTTCTCCCCTATAGCCTGCATACCCTTATCCACGGCTATCCCGTAGGAAAGAACCAAGTCTCGAATGTTCACCTTAGCCAAAGCATCTGGGTTGTTCGCCAGCATCTCTAGCTTCTGTTTAGCCAACAACCTCAGCCCCTCTGCCATCTCAAACCCATCAGCCGCCAACTGCTTTCGTCTCACCTCAATCGCCACCTCATGCCGCGCCTTCACCTTACTAATCTGATTGAACGAGAAGCCTGTAGCCTCAGCTATCTCCTCCCACGTATTCCCTTCCGCTAGTTGCTCCAAGCACAGCATAGCCTTCGTCGGCTCTCGCGCCTCTAGGGTGCGACAATCACTGTCCACTAGGGAGGACAATAGAACGGGGCTGATGTTCTCTAGGCTCATACTTTAGACAAATAGATCATAATCGACTTATACTTTAAACAATCCAGACATAGAATGCCAAACAAAAACAATGAAAAAAAGTCTTTCATCGTTATCCTTCGCTTGCGTATGGATTGTAACCAGCCCCCAAAATTTCTGTCAAGCCATTTGTTCAACTATGTTTCCCCGTCTTCTTCAACTATGTTCTACGTTCTCCTTTTAGGAAGGACCATTTACAATATTCCCTCCTTTTATGAGGGACCATTTGAATTATTTTTTTATGGGGGCGTTCTGACCAATTACAATAACCCCACCCCCCCCAAGCCCGACCTATCGGCGGCAGGCCATAGGGTGAGACAGTCGATGTCCTACCCATCACGGCAAAACGATAGGTGGGACAGCCTATGTCTCAGCCTCAAGGGCTTAATGCGACAGAGTCTCAGTCGCGAGACGGTTATTCGCGTAAGGGAGGTGAATGGATTCAGGCGGGGGATTGACGGCGAGGATTCAGGCGGGCGGGCAGTCCATACCTAGCGTTGGCCGTTGGCTCTCTTCCTTTGTGCTTACGCTATCCCTAGCCTTTTGCTCTGCTCTTACAGTGTGAGGTATTAGGGGCCGCGCGTTGGATGCCCGAAATGAATTTTAACCCTTTGACATTGCTTCACTTGCGTCTCTCGCTATTCTTTTTTCACAAAAAGACTTGCAATCGCTCACACGCTCGCACACTCTCACCGCATAGCCAACGCACAACGCAGAGGCAACCAAAAACAGAAAAGGAAAACACATCATGGAAACGAAACACGACAAGATTGCCAAAGCCGCCGCAAAACTCGCCTCCGCCTTTCTTCACCGAAACGCAAATATTCGCACCGCATATCGGGACGCGCACCGCACGCTTCGCTATCACTTGAACAGAACAGCGGAAGACTTAGCAATTGCGGCCAATCGTTCTGAGTCTTGGATGAACTCATAACACCCCGCAAACCCAACCCCAACCCTGCCGACACTCGGCGGGGCTTTGGGCTGAACAGAAACCCAAAACAGAAAGGAAAACAAATGAATCCATTAGAAACACTCCGCTATCACGTCACGGGCGCAATTGAACGCGGAGAAAAGCAAGCAATCGCTGGCATTACTTCGCGCAAACACTTTGAGAAAATGACGTGCGGAAACGTCCTTGCGGAAGTGTTGAAAGAAGTAGCGCGGGCAAATGAGGCCCTTTCAAAGGGTGATTCGATTGGTTGCAAGATTCACTTGGAATACGTTGAAACGATTATTGACGACGCTTGTTATCAATATGGCTCTTCAGCGGTGTTTGGAGTTATGGAAATTTCTGCCCTCACCAAGTAAACACCCCATAAAACAGAAAAGGAAACAAATGAACACCCGGGAAATCTATCACTTATTGCGCCGCCAATATCGCACGGCGAAACGCGATTTGCTAGCTAACAACGCAATTGCCATTTGCCAACAGGCCAACAGCGCGTTGAGAAAGCTCACCAAAAGTTGGGACGTCGGCTTAATGCCGCCGTGCAACCCTAATTACTACAATATCTCGACAGAATGGGAGACAAAGGGAAATCGCCGCACGCTTTTCGTCTCTCGCTCGCTCACTAATTGGCTGAAAGCTTAACACCCCGCAACTCCCAACCCCCAACCCTGCCGACACTCGGCGGGGTTTTGGAGTGCCCGGGCATGACGTCCGGGGAAGGCAACGCTAGAAAAAGACTAGGGAAAAACACAATGACAACGGAAGAAAAAAAAGACGTTTATAGCATCATCACGGAACGCATCGTTTCCCAATTAGAAGCGGGGACGGTTCCTTGGCGCAAACCTTGGAAAGCGCAAAACGGCGGCAACCCTGCAAACTTTGGAAGCCGCAAATCCTACCGGGGCATAAATTGGTTTCTGCTATCCTTTTCCCCTTATTCGTGCCCGTTTTGGCTCACTTACAAACAAGCCGCCGAATTGAAGGGAAGCGTGCGGAAAGGGGAAAAGGGGACGCCGGTAGTCTTTTGGAATTGGGTTGATAGCAAAACAGAAAAGGACGCTACCGGCAAGCCGAAGAAAATCCCCTTCCTGAAGTATTACACGGTTTTCAACGTTGAACAGTGCGACGGCATAGCATGGGCGGCAGAAAAGATTGAAGGGGCAACCTTTAACCCCGTAGCAGAGGCGGAAAAGATTGTTTCCAATATGCCAAGGGCTCCCAAATTGGCACACGGCGGCGACAGAGCATATTATCGCCCGTCAACAGATAGCGTGCAAATGCCAAAAGCCGAAACGTTTGACACGTCCGGAAACTACTATTCCACACTTTTCCACGAATTAGCGCACGCAACGGGGCACGAAAGTCGGTTAAACCGTAAAGGGGTTGCAGAGGTTGCGGCGTTTGGCGGGGAAACCTACGCGAAAGAGGAACTAGTCGCGGAGATGGGCGCGGCGTTCCTTTGCGCTGTTTCGGGGATTGACAACACCTTGCCCGCTTCCGCCTCTTATATTCAGGGATGGCTAAAGCAATTGAAAGAGGATGCCAAGCTAGTAATTCACGCCGCCGCGCAGGGACAACGGGCCGCCGATTTCATTTTGGGAAAGATGGAAACGCACGCCGATTGATTAACCCTCAAACACAATCAAAAGCCTGCTCCCGTTAATGGGGCGGGCCTTTGGGGTGAACACTTATGAACACACACACACACACACACACGCCGGGCAACTGGTTTGCCGACATTTGCAAAAATAACTCCTCCCTTTCGAGCGTTCATTCTTTTGGAGAAATCCCGGAGTTGATGCGCCCTTGGAATGTTGCAATATGCACGGGACCGCAAGCCAACGCAAACGCCCGTTTGATTGCAGCCGCGCCGGCGTTGCTTGAAGCTTTAGAGGATGCCGCGTTTTTGATGCGTATGGCGGCAAAAATTGCCGGGCCTATGCAAGACAGTTTTAAGCGTAGCGCGGAAGATGCGGCTAAAGCCATAGCCAAAGCGGAGGGCGTGAAATGAGCACGACGATCAACACATTAAAAAATCTCTGCGAATTGATAAACATCGCCACGGGTTCGCCTGCGACGCCTTACACGCGCACGGAAACCGGACTAACTGCAAACATCGGAAACTTTCATCTCTCACAAGGTTACGGCGGGGTATGCGTGCATAGAATTGCAAATGAGGATGGCGGAATCACAACACCGATTTGGGCAACATACATTTCTAAAAAGGCGGCGGAGGGTAATATGCGCGCATATTTGGCGGGATGTGAAACGCGAAAAGCGAAGGGCAACGCATGAGCGCACCCTTTCAACCCGGCCAACGGGTAACGCCTAGCGAATATAGCTTGCGGCCTGCCCGCGATAGTTGGTTGCGTGCCGGTAGCCCTCAACTTAAGACAGCCTATTTGGATGAATATGAGAAGCGAAAGGCAACCATAGGAACGGTGGTTTCATGCGAGAAGGGGAAATATGGTTACGGCGTGCAGGTAAAGACCGATGCCGGGGCCGTGCATCAATCCATGCCCAATCTTTGGGAGGAGGTCGCATGAAACGCGCCCTTTTCATCCTATGCCTTGCCGTGTCTGCCTTGCCCGCAAGGGCGGGGCTATGGGAGGCTGTTTGCCGTGTCGAAAGCAACGGAAACCCGCTTGCCGTAGGTGATGGCGGACGTGCGGCGGGAATAGCTCAGATATGGGCGATAACCGTAAAGGACGTTAACCGAATAGCGGGGACAAAATACACCCCAAATGATAGGTTCGACCCCGAAAAATCACGGCAAATGTTTCGGCTTTACACTGAACACTATGGCAAGGGCCAATCTGACGAGGTAAAAGCCCGAATTTGGAACGGCGGGCCTACGGGAAACAAAAAACGGGCAACAATTGCTTATTGGAACAAAATCAAAAAACACCTATAAAAAATGAAAACACATGACGAGATAAATGATGAAATGCGCGAACAAATAAACATGAAATTCCCTCGGCCTAAGGGCGGATTTTCATCTATGGATGAGGAAGACGCATGGCGCGAATCGCATGAGAAGCGGTTTATTGAATTGGTCTTTAGCTATAAACACCCATGACAAGACTTATTCTCAACGCCGCGCTTTGCCTGCTTTCCATCGGCGCGCTAGTCCTATGCCTAGCCGTAAGGCTTCTCAGATGACGCCTAAGCCCTACAGACTGCCCAAGGTGAGGCTTGTCGGCCTAGTTAACCCTCGCACCCTCGCAAGCCTGCAAGCGTGGCGTAAAGCCTACGGAATACCCATTGGGGAGAGCCTAGATGCACTCTTCGATCATGCCATGCGGGGTGAAGGGGCGTTTATTTTCCGTCTTCCGGTAAACGGCAATCCTTTGCCTGATAACTCAGATAAACCTCAATAAATGACACTATGACACTTATCAACCTCATCGGCCTAGGTTTGGCCGTTCTAATTATCCTCCAATTGCTCGGTCTAATCGTCCTCTGGCAAATTTGGCGCAAAGACGATGACGACAGTTGGGAATTGTAACAAAAACTGCAGAAACTTAGTCAAATATAACAAAAATCGCTTAGATATAACAAAAAAACACATGAAACTAACTGAAATGACACCGAAACAATTCTGCGACGCAAAAAACGCTTGCAACGAGGGGCGCAAATTCGCCCTTAAATATCAATCCATGAGCGAGGTTTGGGACAATTGCCCAAAAGTTGATTGGCTCTTATGGATCACCGACAAAACCGGACGACCGGACGACCGAACACTTAGGTTGTTCGCGGTCTGGTGTGCTCGAAACACGCCGTTGCCCGATGGCCGAAAAACAGGGGACTTAATAACTGACCCGCGATCACTTTTCGCGCTTGACGTGGCTGAACGATTTGCAAATGGCAAAGCAAGCGCGGCTGAATTGGCTGCTGCGGGGGATGCTGCGTGGTATGCTGCGCGGGATGCGGGGGCTGCTGCGGGGGCTGCTGCGTGGTATGCTGCGCGGGATGCGGGGGCTGCTGCGGGGTATGCTGCGGATAAGGCTCAGGCTACCCAATTTCGCGCCATGGTTAAAAACCCTTTCACCCAATAAAACACATGAAAACAGAAAACGAAACACCATTAAGAGCAGAAATTGGCACCCGCAAAATCTGCTTCCCCTACCACGTTGGCCAACTGCAGGCCCTTTTACGCTATTGCCTGCCCTACGGGGTGATACCGGGGGTGACGATCACGGATAAGGCCGCGCTTAACGAATGGGTAGAAACGGAAATTGAACGCTGCATTCAAGAGGCAGAACAATTTGAGAAGGAGGCATTCAGTCCCTTAACCCCAACAGAGATTGCAGACGTAGAATCGTCGATGGACGCCATTTACAAACAAAGCGCGAAAGTGCCCTACAAACCACTTGACACTGAACCTATGGTATAATCCCCTCGTTAGGTAGCTGTACAAGAGCCTACGGACATTTCATTTTTCCCGCCTGCCGACGGAGGGAATCTTCAGAAAAGCCCCTTGGTACTTGTACTGCCAAGGGGTTTTTTACTGCCCTGAAAGTAAGACGTACCGTTAAGGGGACGTATAAGCCATGTTGCACCTTACGCCTTAAACGGCGACACACTCAGCTTTGCTAGGACAGCGCGAAAATCCGTTCCCCAACTTTGAAGATTCGAGGGAGGGCGGTATGGAACTCCCTCTGGAGGATCATTTGGCAGCTAAGCGCATACCGAAGCCCTGATTCTTTTGGGGTGGTGCAAACGGGACTCTCAGACATTGGCCTAACGGCCTATGGAATCTTCTCTGTCGGATATTTGGCAGCTTATTACCTAGCCGCGAATTGCGTAGCGGCGTCACAAACAAGAAACAAAAATGCGGGAAACCCCTTAAAGGGGGTTTTTCGCCTCATTTAAACATGAATCAAGAAATAACACCTCAAGAAACAAGCATTAGTCCTGAACATTCAGTCTTAATGCCTAAAGAGATAGTCATTAAGAATCGAATTAGATTGCCAACGAAACGTGGCTGGGCGGCCATGAAGGTCGCAGACCTGTTCAAAGCACAAAAAACGTTACGAGAGCTCTGCCGGGATCATGGGGCTCCGCTCCACCTAGCAAGACACTATCTCTACCAAAATAAAACAAAATGAGCACAGCCAGCACTTGCCTAGACCTAATCTTTCGTCATGCTCCGCGCCTTATGCGCGAAGGTGGGGGACCAATCGAGGAGGACAGGAAAACTAACAAGCTCTCAGCCAAAACGATTTTCGCTATTCTCGAAATGCGAAAAAGTGGTATGCCCATCAAACAAATAGGTAAGGAGCTGGGCGTAAGTAGGGCCGCAATTCAGGTCCATTGCCGAAAGAACAACGTAAAGCCTTTATGAACATATCAGAAACGATGGCTTCCGTCAGATTTTTGATGGGAAAATACTACAAACGATTTGCGGACAACCCTATTGCACAGGGGAAAAGCCGGGAGTTTGCTTCACGGCCTAGAATTGACGCCGAAAAAGCGTTAGCCGTTGTGCAAGACTGGCGAAAGGGGCTTAGCCGAAAGGATTTATGTAAGATACACAGCCTTTCCTTGCCCTCGGTTGATCGATTGGTGAAGGCAAACAAGGACAACCACTCACCCACGTTAGATAACATAAGCTACAAAATAAAAAAATGAACACTGAAAAACAAAGAATTGCCATCGCGGAAGCGTGTGGATGGAAGAACGCTGACCATCCCGACGCAATGAAGCTCAAGCAGGGTTGGATAATGCCAGAGAAGTGGTGCATGGACCCAAAGGGCGTTTTGCGCTTTAACCATCACAGGCCCGACTACCTCTCCGACCTTAACGCTATGCACCAAGCGGAGAGGGTGCTGACGCAACAGCAGCGGATTGAATATGTCCGCGAGCTTGGTTACATTTGGACAGGTCGTAACGACAGGGCGATTCCGAACTGGTGGTTTGTCCACGACGCCACTGCCATCCAACGCGCAGAGGCTTTTCTCCGCACGATTGGCAAATGGGAGGATGACAAATGAACAAAGAATCCATCTTCATAGGGGCTTGCTTGGCTTGCCCCGAACTCATAGACGACGGCATAGCGCAGGGACTCAGCAACGCGGCGTTCGGCACCGCCCACCGCACCCTCTGGCAGACCCTTGTGGGGCTGAGAAGCAAGGCGCAACTCACCGACTGTAACAGTGTCTATCTAGCTTTGGGCGATAAGTGCCCAGCCGATGAGCTATTTGCGGCTGAGAAAGCCTGCCAAAGCTCAGTGACCGGCAAGAAGGCATTGAAGAGCCTGATATGGGAAGGACAGTTGGCCACCCTCAAGCCTGCCCTTCAGGACACGATTGCTTGCGTTTTACGGGGCGGGAAGGCTGAAGAGGTGTCAACACTCGTGGAAGGGCTACAAACTCACTTAAAACCCACAGAAAGCGAGGCTCCGAGCCTAATCCAGCTCATAACGGAGGTTAAACTCTGGGCTGAACAGGAAATTGCGGGGACTAGGGACAATAGGGACCTCGTAACTACCGGCCTACCTAGCTTCGATAAGCTCGCTTCGCCTATGGAAGCACATGAATATGTGGTGGTGGGGGCGCGGACCAGCATAGGCAAGTCCTCGTTTATGAGCCAAATCGCTTCGCACAACCTCAACCGGGGGCTTAGAGTGGCCTACTTCACCCTTGAAACCTCAGCCGGGGCGGTGGTCAAACAAATCGCGGGACAGCGCAGCAAGGTGAATTTGCGTCAGATAAACCAAGAATTGTCAGATAAACAGCAGGAATATTTCAAAGCCCTTAAAAGACTAGGCGAGCAACACCTGAGAGTATTCGACAAGGATATGACTGTTGGCCAAATCGAATCTCGCTGTCGTCTATTGGCCGCAAGCTGGAAGCCTCAGCTAGTAATCATTGACTACCTCGGGCTAATCAGGGGCACCGATGGCTCAGCCTACGAACGCATGGGGCAGTTGTCTAAAGCCATGATACCGCTACGCAAAACCCTTGGATGTGTTCTTATGGTGGCGGCTCAACTCAACCGCTCCAACGAACGGGAAGATCGTGCGCCAACTCGTAGCGACTTTCGGGACGCTGGCTCCATTGAGGAAGACGCGCACAGAGTCATTGCCCTCCACCGGCCTAGCAAGAGCCACACTGGAAACGTGCAAGAACTAGGGCAATCCACCTACGACTACGAACTCCTTCAACTGAAGCTCAGGGATGGACCGCTGGCATACAGCCGCATCAAATACTTCGCGCCCCATACATGGTTTTACGAGGAACAGGCATGAAGCAATACGATCTTTTCGGCAACGAAATTAGCATAGAAAAGGCGACGGAGAAACCAGTTGCAAAAGTTGAAGAAAAAAAAGAAGAAATAACTCGACACGAATCAATCAATCGTCCTTTCTCCGTTCTTCGGATAGATAAAGAAACAACGTGGATATTCCACGAAACCTAAAAACAGATGCATATAAATATAGAAAACACACGCTTGCTAGGAATCGGAGAGACTGTTCTCCCCACGGACTTCTGCTTTATTGACGGCGACTTCATGTTGGTGGACCACCCAGAAGTGGGCCACATCGTTGACGGTGACGAGATGTATGAATACAGGCGCGGCCTCCAAGGTTGCCCCTACGAAGCAATGTGCGCCGAACTCGGCCTCAACACTCAGCAAGCCAAGAACTCTTTTCGTAGAATCTGCGAAGAACTCAAGAACCTAAAAAACAATGAATAAGACACTCCAAGAACTAGCGAACACGGCACCGGGAACTTTCTTTTCCGGCACCTTCCAAGCAAATGTGAGCGGCTGTAAAGCCGTGAGCACTAAGGCAGGCAAAACCTTTTACAAAGCCAACCTGTCAGGTGATGGCGTAGAAGTCTCCGCCACCTCGTTTAGCCGCGATCTTTCTCCGCTTGAGGGTAAGCTCGTTAAGTTCGGCGGCATGGGCATCAAGCGCGGCGACGACTATCAGGGGAAGGGTCAAGTGGTTTTGGGCGATAAGTCCATCATCAGTCCAGTAGGAGAGGCAACCCAATCCGCGCCAGCCACAACGGTTACAGGCACCCCAACGCAATACACCCAAAGCCCGCGCATTGAGGGTGTAACGGTAGGCATGGCTATCAACAAAGCCGTGGACATCCTCATTCCGAGCGGTGTCCATATTGACGAGACCTCAGTTTGGCAACATGCCTCCATGCTTATCCGCGTGGCCCAGAAGCTCCAATCTGGCAACCTTGCACCAGAACCCAGCAACGAACCCTCCGAAGAACAGCCCTACTAATTTGTCGCCGGTATCGACTTAAACCAGAACCCTCCGAGCCCGACCGTGGGCGTGCGAAAATACGCGGTCAATAAATAAACATGAACAAAAACGACTATCTAATGGCCCACTCTCTAGGCAGACTCTTAGGAGCCTGTGAGTTTGTAGGGCTTTACGGCAAGGAACAGGGAGTCGATGTGCTCCATGAGCAGTTGCAAAAACTTGCGGCTCTCAGCAAAGAAATCTCAGCAGACCTAGAAAAAAACAAACAACCATGAGCGAACACTATTACACCTTAGACGGTAAGCCTTGCCACACGCAGGCCACAAAGAAGGGGGCCAAGAACCCCACCCGTCCCACCAACTTAAAGGACGCGAGGGAGCAGAAGCTCCTGCCTAGCGTTACAGCCTACACGAAGATGCTCGCCTCTCCCGGCCTAGAACGCTGGAAGATGAGCAAGGTGGCGGAAACTTGCTTCCAGATGCCTCCGCACCCCGGTGAGGAGATGGGGGACTACGTTAGGAATATGCTGGAGAAGTCCAAGCAGGACGGCATGGGCGCAGCCGATCTTGGGACAACGATTCACGCGGCCATTGAGGGCAAGACGAGGGGACAAGACTACTTCGACCATGAGGTAGCTCTGACTGAGGAGCGTAGTTGTATGCTGTCTGAGCTAGTGGAACCAGCCTTCTCTAAGCTGGAAAGCCTGAGCATTAAGGTAGTCAAGGCTGAGACCGTTCTCGTAAACGCTACGCAAGGCTACGCGGGGACTACGGACGTAGTGTTTGAGAGTCCCTACGGCAAAGGAATCCTCGACTGGAAGAGCAAGCGGACAAAGCCGGAAGAACCCATCTTTCCCGGTGAAACCCATCCCATGCAACTTGCGGCCTACTGGATGGCACATTTTTGTGACAGCTTCTTCACCGATGCTATCTGCATCAATGTCTATATCTCGACCACAGAACCGGGCCGCATTGACGTAGTGAAGTATGACCGAGAAGCGTTAATGGAGTCCTACAAAGACTTCCTGTGTCTCACACGTTTATGGAGACGCCAGAACAATTACGACCCGCGAGTAGCGTAAACTACTTCTTGCCGAAGAAGAAGAAGAGCAAGGGGCTTAAACGAGTAAGCTCCAAGCAATCGGCAAGGAACAAGCAATACACCAATCTGAGGCGCATATTTCTGAAGGAGTCGCCCTTCTGCGCCATATGCAACCAACCAGCCACGGACATCCACCACAAGGAAGGCCGAGGCTCTAAGACCAACGAAACAACGACATGGCTGCAAACCTGTCGTTCCTGCCACACCAACATACACAACCACCCTAGCTGGGCTAGGGAACAAGGCTACCTATTATGAAACCAAAAATTAACCAGTTAATCAACCACATGCTCGGGGACTGCATCCATTCGGAGAACCCCACCGATCTTTACAACGCCCTAGTGCGCTTGGAGAAGGGCTCTATCGCCCTCCTCAACATTGCCCGCATTCACGAACTGGAACACTACATTCCGGACACCGGCCATGAAGTGTGAACTGATTGGACGCTCGCAGATAGAATGCGAATCCGCCGACCGGGACGTAAAATACACCATTGACCTAGACGAGAATTGTCCAAACGGAGCTTGTAATTGCGCCGACTTCATGACTCGCTGTCAGAAGGAATGGGACAAAACAAAGAAAGTGGTGGAATACGGCAACCCTCAACGAACCCGATGCAAACACATAAACGCAGCAGTAATGTTCTTAGGTAACACAGTGATAGCTAGTTTTAACAAATAAAAACATGAACCCACCCGACCAACCCACCCTCGCGCCGACGCCGCGCACGGATGCTGAGCAATGGGAAACCGTTGACGAGGTCCGCTGTTTTGCCCGCACTCTCGAACGCGAACTCACCGAAACCGAACGCCTGCGCTTTGGTGCAGATGCAGATCGCCGCCGCCTCCGCGCCGAGGTGGAGCGGTGGAAAACCGTTGCCGCGCAGATGACCGCCGAGCGCGAGCACAACGCCAACGAAGCGAGCCGCCTCCGCACCGAGGTAGATCGGTTGAACGACATAATCAACCGTGCCAGCGTGCAATTCTTTCACGATGGAACAGACGGGGAAACAGCCGCAAAAATGCTTACAGTTCTCAACGAGGCAAAACCATGAACCCACCCGACCAACCCACGCCGCGAACCAACGCCATCGCGCATAGAGGCTACCCAGAGCCTGCATACATTGTGGAAATGACCGACTTGGCTCGCATCCTCGAACGCGAACTCACCTCCGCCCGGTCGGAACGCGACCTCGCCATCACTCGTGTCGCTTGCATCCTTTGGTCTGGCGCAATCGATAAGCACACCTGCGGCGACGTGCAGAAGTGGGCCGACTATTACACCGCCGAACTCACCCGCCTCCGCGCCGAGGTGGAGCGGTTGACGGCCAAAATCGGAAACCAAGCGGATAGGATACGCTATCTTGAAGGCGCGACCAACCACGCTACAGGCACGCCGCTCTCTAAGGCCATCGCCCGCGCCGAGAAAGCGGAGGCTGCGTTTGCAGACCCGCACACCCTGCACGCTCACTGCCTCCGCACGCTTACCGAGGGCCAGATCGCGCACTTGTTCGGCGAGCGTATGACCGCAATCGTCAACCGCGCCGAGAAAGCCGAGGCTGACAACGCCAAGTGGCAAAAGCTACTCCTCATGTCCCGCGACGACCGCGAGATTGACTTGATTAGCGAAATTGAGGAGCAAGCCCGCCTGCTCGGTATGTCAGGGGAACGAGAAGCCGACCTATCGGGAAAACTTGGACGTCTTGAAAGCGAACTCGCGGCCATTAAACATGGGCATGGAGAGCTTGGGAAATATGAACAGCTAAGGCTAAAAAACGCGGAGCTTCAGAGGGATAAAGCGCGGCTGGATTGGCTGGAAAGTCCAGCAGGCTTCGACTGGCAGTGGAACTCCGCACATAGCGTGCTCGTGCGTCGCGCCGCAATCGACGCGGCCATGAAAGGCACGCCATGAACCAACCCCGCACCTACGCCATCCTTCAAGCTAAAGCCTCCCTGCTCTCCAGCATGGGGTTTAGACTAAAGCTGTGGCAAGATGGCGAACTCTGGA